TCGCCATGATCTCGGCCTTCACGTCCTTCTCCGGATCGACCCAGGCCCACTTCGGCGTGTGCCACTCGACCGCCAGGTAGTCGTCCCGGTTGGCCATGTAATCGCGGGCGTCGAGCTTGCCCGCCAGGACCGCCTGCTCGACGAACGCGCGCCAGGTCGGGCGGCAAAACTGGTAGATGAAGACGCCGAACTGGATCTGCTCACACAGCCGCCGGAAGGAGAGGATGCCGGCCCGGATCGACGAATAACTGGTCTTCGACAGATCGCCGGTGAGCATGTCGTACGGCAGGCCCAGCCCCGCCGCGATCCGGAGCAACTGGATGCGTTCGAACGCCTCGTAGTTCCCGCCCACGTCGGCGGGATCACTGAACTTCACGTCCTCGCCGGGCTCCAACTCGGTCATGGTGCCCGCTTCGAGTTGAGCCACCGCGACACCCTGCTCGCCCGATCCGGCCACGCCTCCGGCGTCGGTGGCTTCCTGCGGCGCGGCGTTCGGGAAGAATGCGTCGTCCGGATTCTGGCGGGTAATGAAGCCCATCATCATCGCGGCGAACTTCTTCCGCAGCAGTTCGGCGTCGTCGTACTGGTCCAGCTCCCACAGGCGCACCAGCGCGTTCGCCATCCACGGGACGCCCCGCAACTGGCCGGGCCGGAGCGACCGGAACAGATGCATGACTTCCGCGGCCGGAACCCGCATCAGTTCCAGGTCGGTTGGGAAGAAGATCCTCTCGCCCGGATGCTGCTTGTAGAAGTAGTAAGCCGTGCGGCGACCGGACGGATCGAACTCGATGGATGCGCGCACGACGTTCCCTTGTGGCGTGTTGGGAGTGGGCCGCGCCAGGTAGAACGGCAACTGCTCCGCTTCGATCAACTGGAACTGAAGCGGCACGCTCAAACCCTCGCGGAGGTCACGGTCGTGCCTGCGCGCGAAGCACTCGCCGCCCTCGACCATCGACCGGAACGCGAGCGCCTGAAGACCGTAGATATCGGTCATCTCGGCGGCGTCCGCTTCGTTTGCCCAGAGGGACCAGAGCGCCTGCAGCTTCTCCTTGACCACCAGCTTCGGGTGCATCGACTGCGGCTTGATGCCGGTACCGATGGCGTTGCATACCCACTCGTCCACCGCTTTCGAAGCCCATCCGTCCTTGCGGATGATGTCGCGGGAACGCGCCACCAACTGATCCGCGCTCTGATACCAGACGGAGTTGATGGCGTCGCGCGTCGTGACCCAGTTGCCCAGCCGCCGGCCAGCCGTGGCGCCCTCGTACGGCGAACCGCTGGCGCGCCGCGCGGGAGGCTGCACGGGCGCACCGCTCCCGCCCCACTTGAAGCGGGTCAGAAATGAGCTCAGGTTGAACACAGATTGAAAGAAGAGGGCGCGATTGAACTGATCTAGCGGCTCCGCCTGCGAGATTGTTGGGTTGCCAGTCGGCCGCCCACCTGTTCAGTAAACGTCACCGCGCATTTCGCGGGTGATCCACTTCAACTTCCCAGATGCCGACTTTCGGCTCACGTCGACTGGCGCACATCTACGGGTCGAGCGTTTTCCGTCAACTTGCCGCGATTCGGCCGATTACCGTCGCTAAGCCGACTTGAACTAAGACTTGTGGGGAGTAATTGGGTCCGCGCGCGGTTCCGCGCCCTGGCGGCCAGGTGGGCGGCAGATGGATTCCGACGTGCCTACCTCTGTTGCCTACTAGACGAGACAGAGCGGCGTTCCTCAGGTTGTCGGCAACCCAAAAGGCCCACTTCGGACTTGCCTGCGCACCTTCGGGCCTACGAGCCAGTCAAAGTGAGCCCTAGCAGCAGCGCTGAGCCGATCAAACTGGGCCCGACGGTACGCTGCCAGCAGGGTGCAGCAACTGGAGAACACTCGTCGTTGTCGCCGAGAGAACTTCCGCAATGACGAATCTGAGACATCCTCATGCGGTGCCTTCCTCCCTACCAGCTGTGCTATCTGCCCAGGATGAACAGCGGCGTTCAACTCATGTGACACTTGCTTAATTGCCTCAACCGCTTCAGCACCGAGTCCAGATGGCTCCTCACCCATCAGTTCCCGAGCGTACTCAATGTAGTAGCTCAGCTCTCTGTGGGCCATATATGAAATTGGCTTCCTGGTATCTTGAGAGAAGCCGGAGCCAGAGGTGGCTGCAAAAGCTCGCCACTCGACCGGGTGATCGCTGAAATAGACCGTCCAAAAGACCAGTTCTACAAGGCGACGTAGCTCAACCATTGCCACCGATTGCTGGCCAATACCTACAAGCAACGGCACCCGTAAGATGATTGAACGGGCACCAGCTACGCGGGGATGAAGCCTTGGATCCCTGAAGCCGCTCAAGACGGTATCCGCCGAAAGTGAGATGTGGTAGACGTCTCCAAATGCAGAACTTGCCTGGACTTGTTTGAGGGACTCCTCGATCAGTGAATTGGCATCAAGAATATATTCGGTTGTCAGGACGCGAAGCTGCGACGAACCAGGCGTCAATACACTCACGACCGGGAGCCCTTTATTACGTCGAGCCAGCCCTGCGTCTGGCTATCTCCGGCCCCCACCAGTTGAGAGATTATTTGTAAACGGCGTGGTTCAGGGCTGAGAAGAATGGCATCAGCAAGCCGGCCTGCCAGCCGTTGCCTGCTCTCTTTGGAGCGCGGCGCGACTTTGAGACCCATTTCCTTCGCGAACTGAATGATCGACTGAGTGCTGCTGAAACGCCGAGAACTGCGGATGGCGCTCACAATCTCGGCTTTTTCATCTGAGCTGTTATGCTGCGAGCGGACCGACTCCGACGAAAGCGGTTTGGGCCTCCTGGCTTTGGTGGAGTGGGCCTCGGCAGGGAAACGCTCAGCCTCACGAGCGAGTTCACGCAGAGCTTCACTCACATGCCCCGTCACGGCGCCATACTCACTGGCACGGAAGAAATCCGATGCCGAATAGTCGCTGAGCAATCGATAAATCTCGCTCAAGATAGCGTGGATGCGTGAAGTTTTCATGATCTCCTTTTCCCCTTTGGAGCCTTGGCATCAGTTGCCAACTCCGTGATTCGCTTTGTGAGCTCCTGCGCGATCTTCACCGCAGCGAGGCGGGCCTTGTCCTGAACGTACAGCGTTTCGAAAATTGGGGTCTGGTCTTTGACTGATCGGATGAACGAGTTAGAATATCGAAGCGACGACCCGAAAACGTACGTGCCCGCTTTTTGTGCCGCCGCCCGAATATCGGCCATGACCTGCTGCTCAACGCTCGATGTGCCCGTAACTTGGGTGAATACAATTCCCAGAACCTTGACGCTATGCGCATCAATACAGTTATTGCGAAAGGTCTTTATCGTCTCGTTCAGGTTCGCGAATCCGAGGATCGAGAAGCGATCTGGGCGCATCGGTATGAGCAAGTAATCGGACGCACTGAGGGCCATGGTCGTGAGAACGGAGTCGGTCGGCGCACAATCCACGAAGATGTAATTGTAATCGTCCCGCAGTCGAGTAAGCAGCTTCTCCAACTTGTAGTCCATCTGAGCAGGGCTCTTCACGGCCCATGCCAGAGCCAGTTCCGCCGGCAAGAGATCGAATCGTTTGTCGAGGGTCCTTCGAATGTTGTGAAGTGCAGCTTTTGGGTTCTTCTTCACCCTCTTCAACCGGAGGTCGAGCTTCGGTTGATCGATCAGCAAGTCAGCAATTGTGCCTGCCTTAGTGCGATGCTCCTCGAACGCCGCATAGTCCATCACGTATTGGGTTGCGTTGAACTGCGGGTCGAGATCCACCAGAAGAACGTTCTGCTTCTCATATTGGTGCAGGTACCACGCGAGGTTTACTGCGAGGGTCGTCTTTCCGACGCCGCCCTTCATGTTTAGGAGCGAAATCGTTGTAGCCGGCACGCGCGCCTCCCACTCTCGCTGGACAGCCGAGTTCGAAGTCGGCCTAACAGGCCCTATGAACCTGGAACGAGTCTTCCAGTATAGCGAGACTGCAGCGGCCTCTTGAAGCGGCTGGGAAAACGAGAGCAACGGTTGAGACGGCGGCTGCTGGGGCAGTTTCGCGGATTGCTCCCCACAAGCGCGCTTGCGTCTGGGAATCCGCCTTCTACACGAGCGTGTAGTCGGCATCCCTGACTCGTGCCGCCCGTGGTTTCCTGACTGTTGAGGGAAATAGGTTCTGACTGCTCGCCAAGGGTTTAACCGATCTGCAGGACTAGATGCCCTTGCTCCCCGACAGTTGGTACTGCCGGACGCGCTTGCCGGACTGCTGGTTAAGCGAGCTTTGCACAACCGCAATCGCGCGCTGCAACTCCTGAACGGAACGGTAGGTCATACTCCGTCCCTCGAACGTGACCGTCAACGTGCCGGAAGCCAGCGCCTCTTGTAGCGCATCCAAATGAGTCTGCGTGTACGCCATTGCATCCTGCTTTCAGAACCGGCCCCACGTCCGACGCCTGGGCTGGTGCGCTTGTGGCTGCTGGCGCGATCCCGCTGGCGCGCCTGGGGCAGCCGGAGATGGTTTCTCCGGACCCTTCGGTACACCCATGCGGTCCTCAATCGCCCGCCAGTGTTTGTCCTGGTAGCGGTCCAGCCCGATCCGGCTGGCCGCCGCGCGAGCGTAGATCCGGCAATCCAGGGCCTCGTTGCGTTCGCGCATCTTCTGCCACTCGTGACGCCGGTAGCCTTTCACGATCTTCGTGACCAATTGCTCGGCGGTGATCTGTTTGAAGTACTCCTCGCTGTAGTGCGAGAAGTGGCAGTACCCGGGTGGGAAGGATTGCCCCTGCTGGATGTCCTCGTCGGTGGGTCGTTCCAGGCGCAGCCAGCGGTACAACTCCTCTTTCGCCATGCCGGAGTTGACCGGCCAGACCTTCACGCCCCGCTTGATCTTCGCGCCGAGGGGTCCGATTTCAATCGGCGCGGGGTTGCCCAGGAGCGCTGCCGCGCGCGAGTCGCCCTTGATCACGACCACGCGATGGCCCTGTCGCCTCGCCCATTGGTAGACCTCCGTCGCGGCGTAGCCGGAATCCACCGCGAGTTGTGTGATCGGCACTTCGAGACCGCTTGCGCTCGTGAACGTTTCATTCAGCAGCCCGGTCAGCCTATCCCACACCTGCGGGCGTGAGGTGTCGCCTTCCAGCACCCGATAATCGACGGACCAGGACTCCTTCCCGCGCCCCCAGGCGACGATCTCGACCTCGATGCGATCCTTCTGGACGTCCGCACCAGCCGTAAGGAACAGCCCGCCACGGGGGATGATGCCGGTCTTGAACTCCTCGCGCCGGTCGTAGAGCACCTTCCAATCCGGCGCCTCGCCCAGCATCGTCCAGGTCTCGCCGAGCACGGTGTTGACGAAGACTTGGAGCAGCGAGGAGTTCTTCTGGGCCTGCTCGAACTGCTTGGCGGCGTCGCCCCATGAGAACCAGCCAACCGGACTGTACAGGCTGGAAATATGGAAGCCCGCTGTCCTGCCATCGCCTTTCGCGCCGGCGCGCCACTCGCCGCACGCCAGCATCGACTGCTTCTGGTGGTTGCGAATCTCCTGGCCGCAGTGCTCGCAGATGTAGACCGCGCTCTGCGGATCGCCCTTGGGCCACCGCAGTTGCGCGAACTTCAGGATCTGAAAGTCGCGGCAC